GAGCGGAGCCACCGTGACGGCCAGGTCGCCCATGACGCTGAACAGCGCCCGCAGACCCGCCTGCACCTCAGGGCTCGAAGTGATCTTCGAGATCTCCTCGGTGATGGTCTTGAGAACCTGGATCAGGCTGCCGCCGGTGCCCTCCCCGGCCGTGAAGATGTCGCCGAGGATCGAGAAGACGTTGCCCGCGACGTCCATCAGTTCGCCGAGGAGGGTGACCGCCTGGTCGATCGCCTTCTCCATGGCGCCCGACTCGAACGCCTTGGTGAGCTTGGCGAAGACGCCGTCCGCAGCCCCGGCAAGGCCCTCCGTGATGCGCTGGAAGGCGGGCTGAGCCGCGATGGCCACCTGACCGAGGCCCGTGACGAGCTGGCCAGGCAGCCGGCTCAGCGGCGACAGGGACTTGGTGGCGCCGTCGAAGATCTGCTTGAGCATCCCCGTGCGGGCCAGGTTGTCGACGGCCGTCAGGGCGTTCTGGGCCATCCGGTTCAGGACGCCCGCCGTGCCCTCCAGGCCGCCCCGCAGAATCGGGATGACCCGGGAGCCCACATCGGACAGCCGGCCGCCCAGTCCCGCGAACAGACGGTCCTGGACGCCGAGCTGCATGGAGTCCCAGGCGGGCTTCAGACCCTTGACCGCGTTGACGAACCCCTGGGCGTTCGGGCTGAGCTTGGAGAAGTTCTCCGAGAGCTTGGCCGTCTGGGCCGCAGAGGCCGCCTGAGCGTCCGCCAGGGCCCTGGAGGCGTCGGCCACTGCACGCTTGGCGTCAACGACCTGACGGGCCCCGTCAGCCTGTGCCTGGGCCACCGCGGCCTCTGCGTCCTTGACGCCTCGGGCCTTGTCGGTGACGTTCTGGTTGGCCTCGGCCAGACGCTCCTTGGCGGAGCGGACCTGGGCCGTGCCCTCGATACCGGCCTTGTTGGCCTTCTCGGTGTCCTTGGTGAGCCGGTCGGTCTCGACCCGCTGTTCCTTCAGGCCGTGCTGGGCCTCCTGGAAGCGCAGACGGGCCTGCTCACGGTCCAGGTCGCTCGACCGGGGGTCGGCGAGGACCTTGTTCAGGTCCTCCTGGGCCTGCTTGACCCGGAGGACCGCCTCCTTCTCATCGAGCTTGGCGCCTTCGAGCTGGAGGTTGAGGTCCTGGAGAGCCCTGCGGCCCTCTTCGTACGCCCGGGTCAGATCCTGCTGGGCCCGCTTGGCGTCCTCCTGAGCGTCCGCCAGCTCTCGCTGAGCGTCGGCCACCGCCCGCTGGGCCTGAGCAACCTGCTCGGACGCCTGCCGCTGGGCGTCTCCCACAGCCCTCTGGGCGTCCGCCAGAGACCGCTGGGCCTGCTCGACCTGCCGGGTTGCGGAAGCCGCTCCAGAGGCCCCTGAGGCCGCCGGATCGAACGCCTCCTTGAAGGCCGCACCGAGTCCCGCCGTGCCCAGCTTGATGGCACCGATGGCGGAGCCCAGGGCGACGACCGCGGGCACGGCCACAGCAGCAGCCGGAGCGATGGCCCCGAGGATGCTGACGACACCGCCGATCAGCGGGACGGCCGAACCCAGCATCGCGAGCCGGGAACCGAGGTTCGCCACGGCACCGAAAGCTGAGCCGGCTGCCGAGGTGATGCGGCCGATCGTGCGGGCCGCTCCACGGTCGACGTCGACCCGGATGTTTGCCGTGCGGTCCTCAGCGAGCCGGGCCAGACGGAGCTGGGCCTCCCGGTCGCCCTGGAGGTTGACGTTGACGTTGACCTGCTGGTCCCGCAGCAAGGTGGCGAGCTGGGCGCGGTACTGCGCCTGAGCCGTCCGTTCGAGCTCGACCAGTACCGGCAGGGTTACCGGGCGGGTCAGGTTCGCGACCTGGGCCCGGAACTGCGCCACAGAGGTGCGGTCGATCTCGATGGGGACGGCCACCGACGTGACACCGCTCGCCCGGAGGCGCTGGGACAGCTCCTGCCCGAAGCGGCTGACGTCCGGGGAGACCCGGAGAGAGACAGTTCCGACAGGAGTGGTCACAGCCGCCCCCTATTCAGTTGGTGGCCGTGCCTCCTGAGGGGGCTCCACGGCGTCAGGAAGGCTTCTGGGGACCTGGCCTGGGGCTGCGGTACCGCTGATCTGTCGCGGGGCCTGCTGACCCTCCAGAACCCCGCTCGACAGGAGTTCGAGGTAGGCGTCCGCCCTGTTGTTCGCCTGAGCCTCTTCGGCCCTGCGCGCTACGTCCGCTTCCGTCTCCGGACGCGGGTACGGCGTCATCTGCGGCGGCTGTTTGTTCGTGACGCCGACGTACGCCACCCCGTACTGGGCCTGGAGCATGTCGGCGATGAAGGCAAGGAGGTACGTCTCGTCGCCCCACCGCTGGCCATCCGTGATGCCACGGAGTCGAGCCTTGTACAGCGAGTGCGAGGGGAGTCCGGCGATCAGGATCTTCAGCCGCCGGATGGTCATCTCGCCCCGGTAGAACTTGAGGAGGTTGCCTTCCGCGCCGTACTCGGAGATCAGCGACGCTTCGAGCGCGTCCGAGTACTCCTCGACGTGCGCGCGGAAGCCCGCCGTTCCCCCCGGTTCAGCCCCGCCTTCGAGGTCTCGTTGACGATCTCGACGATGCGCTCCATGGCGGGCCGCATAACGTACCGGGGCTCGTCCAGGAAGGACTGGGCCAGGTCGGCGTCACCGTCGAAGACGTCCACGGCCCACGCGGCCAGGTCGCCCTGGGTGAGCGACAGCTCCGAGCGGGTCGGCCACAGGTCCGGGTGGGGGATCGTGTAGACGGTGCCCTCGGCTCCACGGAAGCGATACGGCTTCTTGGTGGCCTCGACCTTGGCGAGGTGCGCACCGCTGAAGTCGTCGTCCAGTTCGAGGTCGTCGACCTCGTCCTCCGGGGCGTCGAACTCCTCCGGCTCGTCGTACTCGTACTCGTCGTCCCGGTACTCGGGCATGGGTGACTCCAAGAAATGTGGGTGTGGTTCGTCGTGCAGGGTGAGCGGAGCCGCTCAGATCACGGGGTCACGACCGGGACCACGAGGCCGCCGATCTTGTAGTGGACGGAGGTGCCGTCCGAGGCGGTGAGCGCCGTGAAGGTCATCTGGTAGGAGACGAGGGTGTCGCCCTTGTAGACCTTGTTGCCGCGCTCGGTGACCTCGCAGCGCGGGATGATGATCCGCGTGTGGAAGTCGCCGTCCACGATGTCCAGGCCCAGGGCCCGGATGTCCGGCTCGGTGTTCTGGCCGGTGGAGAACGAGGTGTACGCCGCGTCCCCGGTGCCCGTGGTGGTCATGTCGTCCAGCGCCACCGAGTGGTACAGGCTGACCACGTGCGGGTTGCTGGTCTGGATGAACGTGAGCTGGAACGTGGTGGTCTTGGACGTGAGCTGGGTCCGCACGGGGGCGTCGTAGCCCCACGCCTTGAACTCGGCGCGGGCCTGGTCGGTCGCCTCGGTGAGGCCGTCCTCGGAAACCTTGCCGAGGTCGAACCACTCGTCCGCGTCCCAGGCCGACGTCAGGTCGGTGGGCACGGGGGCACCGACGGCACCGATGTACGCCTTGCCCGCGTATCCGACCCGGACGCCGTCATTGGTGTCAGCCATGAGGGTCCCTCCTTCAGGGGGTATTGGTCCGGGTCAGGGCCCGGAAGAGAGTCGGTCACGCGGGGCGTACGAGGAGCCCGGCGGTGAAGCCGATGCGGTAGACCTTCGGGTTGTCCTCCGGGCGTCTACCGGGCCCGGAGATCTCGGCGGTGTGCGTGCACAGCCCGCCGTCGCGCTGGTCTCCTGCCATGTCCGCCACGGCCGCACGGGCCTGGTTGGCGGTGGAGCGGGCGGAGACCAGGGAGCCGGCCCAGACGTCGATGTCGACCATCGGTTCGTCCAGGGACCTGCGGAAGCGCCAGGAGCCGCCGATCCGCATCACGCGGATCACAGACCTGTCCTGTATCAGCTCGTCGAACTGGGCGTCCTCCGGCAGCACGGTGCACAGATGCGCCTCGTCGCCGAAGTACTCGGCGAGGAAGTTCCGGGCCATCAGTTCCGCGTCCGGGAAGACCTTGACGTCGCTGAGGGCCACGACGACCTCCTACGCGGAAGGGGCCTTGTTCTCAGCGGCCTTGCGGGACTGCTCGGTCTTGGCGGACTTGGACTCGGTCTGGGCCGGCTGGGGCTGACCGTCCACGCGGCGAACGAAGCCGTCCCGGACCCGGGTGTCGGCCTCCTGCTCGGAGCAGGAGTACACCTCGCCGGGCTCGTGGGGGTTGCCCTGCCAGTCCTTGTGCGGGAAGGAGACCTTCACCTGGACGGACATGCTGTTCCTCTCGTCATGACGTGCCGCCGCCCTTCGCCAGGGCATCGAGCGTGCGGCCGAAGATGTGCTGGCCCTCCATGTGGCGGGTGCCGTACTCGACGTAGGGCGCGTGGTCGGCGTCCGAGAAGATCTCGGCGTTGTCGCCGTCCTTGCGGATCCCGATCGAGTCCCGGTACCGCCCGGTGTCCACGGGGGCGATGGAGCGGGCGAAGCCCCGCCCGCGTTCTGCGGTGTCGTGGACGGCCTCCTGGACCGTCTCGTGCCGCGTCAGGGCCTTGATGGCCGCTTGGTCGAGCTGGACGCCCGTGATGCCGTCCACGGCTCACCCCTTGATGCACACGGCGGTGAGCTGGATGTGGTCCAGCAGGGCCAGGCCCGACCAGGGGAGCGGATCGCTGGTGACCTCCAGGGTCATGCCGTTCCACTCCAGGCGGTCCCTGGCGGCCACATCAGTACGAGGAGGAAGCCTGACCAGGTAGGTCGTGGAGACCTGATCCCGGTTGTCGCGGTTCTCCGAGGAGGCCGCGGGCTCCACCTGCCCCTGAACGGTCATCCGTTCGGCGCTGGACCAGTCGGTGCTGCTGTTCCCCTCGGCGTCGAAGCCCTCGGGGGCCCTCACCACGGTCACCGTGTGAGGAGCAAGGAGGAGCGCCACGGCACCCCCTCAGCGCGTACGGGGACGGATGGGGAGGAGCCCCTGTGCCCTCAGCACCCCGATGGCGTTCTCCGAGTACCTGGGGGTCCTGCCGGATCCTCCAGAGCCGAAGGAGCGCGAGATGCTCAGGCCGCCCTGGGACATGGACGAGACGTTGGCGTTGGCCCCCGTCTCGTCCCCTGTCTCCTTCAGGTACTGCGCCTGGTAGATCGTCGCTTTCGTCAGGGCGTCGGCGACCTGAACGGACACCGGGTCGCCCTCGGCGTCGACCTCGTACACGGCGAACCGGATCAGCTCGTCGACCTGGTCGGAAGCCGTGTCGAGCAGCCTGCGGGCATGAGCCGGCGGACTGTCGGGGTCCAGGAACGCGGCGAACTCTGCTTCCGTCGCGTACGCCATGAAGGCCTACTGGACCTTGAGGTTGCGGAAGACCGCCGCCGCCTTGGTCGCCTTGAGAACCACGGCGACCGGGCCCATCTCGACCTCGCCCTTCTTCACGGCACCAGCGGAGGTGAAGTCCGGGAGGTAGGTGGAGACGATCTGGCCGCCGACCGTGGTGACGCCGTGGAAGCCGTCCAGGCCCATGCGGACCGCGTACAGGTCGGTCAGCCCCGAGACCGCGCTGTCGCCCGTCTGAGCGACCGCGACGGCCGGAGTGGTGCCGCCGGTCAGGGAGGCTCCCGAGGCGGTCACACCGACCGAAAGGTCCGCGAGGTCACCGGTGAAGGTCAGGGCCTTCACGGCCGTGCCCGTGACGGTCGCGTTGCCGCCGCCTACGTTCGAGAGGCCGGTGATGGCCGTCTGAACCGTCGAGGCGCTGGCGTTGTACGCGATGCCCGAGGTGGTCTGGGTACTGCCGCCCACGGTGACGGAGACGGTGTACGTACCGCCGGTGGGGGAGCCGGTGACCTCCAGGGTCCAGGTCGAGCTGTCCGGGTCCCGGGTCTCGATCGGGATGATCGGAGACGAGGTGCCGGGCTTGTCGCCCGGGTCGACGAACAGGATGTCGCCGTAGGACTCGCGGACAACGGGTCGGCCTCCGGGGCCGATCAGACCGTCAACCGGGTTCCGGGTGTAGACACCGGCGCGGCGGGCCAGAGCACGCACACGCGCCAGCGCCTTGCTGTTGCCGAGAACCATGGTCGGGGAGCCGTCCATCAGCGACAGCCACTCGTCCAGCGTGTCCAGGGCGACCTGCGCCGAGGCCGGGTTGGTGTCGAAGTCCGACCAGTTCGTGGTCTGGGTCGCGCGGAACTCCGTGTCGGAGCCCCGGAGCGCCTTGTCCAGGCCGTCGAAGCCGTTCTCCGCGTCGGGGTCCTCGCTGCCGTCCACGTCACCGTTGATCACGGCGTCCTGGAAGCGGGTCTTGGTCGCCTTGATCTTCTGGGACATGTTCAGCGCCACGGCACCGGACGCAGCCGGGCCGACCTTGGCGATGACGCGGTCCACCTCGAAGCTGCCACCGAGGACGGCCAGATCGACGCTGTAGCGCTGCGTCTGGACGTTGCTCGGGGTGTACTCGGTGTTGAGCGCGCGGAAGGCCGCGGTGGGCTGGGTGACCAGCCGGCGGTAGCCGTAGGTCAGGGTCGCGCCGCCACCGGCAGGGTTCACGACGTCGTCGAAGGTGAGTGCGTCCAGGACGGCGCTCTCCTTGCGGAACTCGTCGATGACCTGGACGTCTACGGCGTCCGTGGCGTTGTTCTTTGCCTCGCTC